GCACTCCAGGAGGAGCACGGGTCGATGGGACTCGCCAAGGCGCACGGGTGCTGGGAGAGTGAACGACGGGGTTGCACCGCCACCGCCACCGTAGATACCCACCTCGCCGGTTGCGACAGCCGCCGTGGCTTGGAGCTGGTCGGTCATGTTCTGAGCGGACACCGTGCCGGAGAACTTGGCGTTACCAGAACGGTCCACGGCGAACACTGCGTTGTTCCAGTTCTTTGCGCCGGCACCCACCCATACCGGATAGGCATCGCCTGGGTTGTTCGTCAGCTCTGCACGGAACTCCAGCGGGTTGATGATGTTTCCATTGCCGTCGAGCTGGAACGTACGGAACGTCCCGCCGTTCACTTCGCCCATGTTGGCCGTGATGGCAGACAGCGTGTTCGTGGTGATCTTGTTCGCTGTGATCGAGCCATCAACGATGAGCTGGCCCGTGATACCGACCGTGCTCACGCCACCGACCGTCCCGACCACGAACGGGTACTTCATCTGCTGCACGCCACCTGTGGACGTGTAGGTGGGCGAGACGATGCCGAAGCGGTCCGCCATGACGATGAAATTGGAGCCGGTCTTTGAATCGACACCCAGGCCGATGCCAGCGACAACAGGGACACCATCGATCTTCCCGCCGTTGATACGGACGGTCCAGTTCGCTTGCCACTCCGCAGCTCCACCGGGATCGGCAGAGCCTGTGACCAGGGCCTCGAAGCGCTGCTGAAGGTTCGCAAAGGAACCACTGGAGAACGCTTCGACCTGCTGGGTCGCAATGACCTTCGCTTGGTCCTTAGTGGTGTAGGTGGTCGCTAAGGTCTGATAGATCGCCTGGTTTGCCAGGTTGAAATCGGAGGAGACCTTTGTGATCGCCGAGGCTCGCGCTTCGGTCTCGTTCGCGACAGCCTGGTTCACGATAGTGATCTGCGACTTGTTGTCTGCGATGGCTGCGCTGAGTTGAGTTGCGGAGGTGGTGCGCGCTTCGGTTTCCGTAGCGAGCGCCTCGCGGACCTCAATGAATTGCGCGGCCGAAGTGTCGAACTTCGCGAATAGCTCGGTGATCTGCTTTGCGATGGCATGGCTGTTATCAACGAAGCCGGAGATCGAAGTCTCGGCAATCGTCAGCCGACCGTTGATCTTGCGGCGCTCATCGAACGTCTGCTCGCTGCGGAGGAGTTCCTCTAGGAGCGTCTCCGCAGTGCCGTCGATGTCATCTAGTCGGCTCACCAGCAGACCCATGATGGGCGACTGCATGAGCGCGTCGATGATCTGCTGGATCGGGAGGGATGGCGTGGAGCCACCAGGGTTCGGCCAGCCAGAGCCACCACCGGGGAGGCCGCCACCGCCGTACATGCCGAAGTCGATCTGCTCTTGGCAGATGTAGAGGAGCTGCTTGGTGTTTAGGTTCAAGTCCTTCGCGGGCAGCTGCGCGCCGTCATGGTAGACAGCGAGCGTGTCGTCGCGCGGGGTGAACCTACGGATGGTCACAAGGATGCCATCGGGCACCTCTGCGGCCAGCTGAATTTCGGTGGAGCCAATCCGCTTGAAGGACTGTTCCACAGCATCCCCTACATCCCCCGCGAACACACGAATGTCATCCGTGCGCAGGTAGGGAAAAGGGATGGTGTACGTGGCCGATCCCTTCGCCAGATACATGACGAAGGAATAGCCACGGGCCAGTGGGGTCATTGGTCTCCTGAGGGGTTAATACTGCTGCTGGTTCTGCTTTGCATCGGGAAGCTGTCGCGCCGCTGCTGCGCCCACGTTGCGCCATCCGGTTACGTTGGAGAACCAGAGAGCAGACCATGCGGCCTGAAAGTCCTGTTTGGTTACCTGCTTGTTCGGATCGATCGCATGCGCGGGGATACCTGCGATTGCGTAGAGTCGCTGTAGTGTTCCGATTGCAGGGATGCCGAGGATGCCCGACTGGAGCCCTGAAGAGCGCCCATAGGCGAACACAGGATCTTGCTGGGCAATGTCATGCCATGCGGTATCGATGACCATCGGGATGATCGAGGAGAAGCTGGACTGCATGAAGCCGGCTTTGAATAGCGCTCCTGGTGCGAGCTGACGCTCGCGGCCTTCAGGATCACCGATGGTGTTCAAGTAGGAACGCGCTGCCATGCCAACGGTCGCGAAGAACGTCGAAGTAGTCATCATTCCGAACGTCTGCCAGTCCCGCATGTGCAACCCGTTGAGTAGGTGACGCGTGTAGGAGGTGGTCATAAACGAACGGAACTGCGAGAACATCTTACCTACGTCGGAGTGCATGAGCTGGACGGTGTCGCCGACGTCGCCTTCAATGACTTGGTGGCGCGTGATGTTCCACATATACGAAGACAGTGAGGTCTTCTCCTGAGGCGTCCAGGTGTGAAACTCCTTCTCCATCTGATCGAGATTCTTGATCCCCTTCAGCTTCCCAAAGATCAACGATTGGTCCGCTTCGGACATGCCGGAGTTACGCAGACGGTCGATGTGGGCTTGCTTGAGAATGTCGCGATTAGCGAAGTCGATCAGACGATGCATGGAGGAACGCGCGGCGAACCGCTGGAGGAGCGTCTGCATCGGTGCCATACCTGAGGCGACCGAAATGACACGCTTGGCAACCTGCTGGGCATTGTCGAGCTTGTTGAGGCCGGAGTTGATCTTCGTGCTGACCTTACCGGCCAGCATGTTCGACACGTCAGCGTCGTTCCAGCGTCCATGGCCGAAGTCATCGGTGCGAAGGTATGCGGGGTTGCGGGACCAGTCCGTACCGGGGGCACAGATGTCGTCGAGCATGTTGGCGACCGGATGCTCGAAGGCTCCGCTCTTCATGCGCTTAAGCATTCCCTGCATTTCAGGCACGGCCTTCAGGGTAGCCCTGAGGCCCGCATAGGCAATCGTTGGGCCGAGTTCGGCCATCATCGTGAAGCCCACCTGCCCCATCATGGAGAGGTGTGCGTTGTCACGCACGAGACGTCCCCAACGACCCAACGCCGCATCGGGGTTCTCTGAGGTGGACCTACCGAGGATAGAGTTGGTGGTGATGTCGAACAGACGGTGCGTAGATACAACGTCGTCCTTAGCTTTCGCAGCCTCTTCGCCAAGTTGTAGGCGGTACGCGTCGAGTTCGGACTGCGAGCCGATGCCGAGCTTCTGGTGCAATGCGGCCCAGCCCATTTGCTCGCGGCCATATGACGGGACGATGTGTTGGATGTTGTTCTCCAGGAGATCGGAGATGCCTACGTCATACGCGTTGCCGTCATCGCCCGTGAGCGTGGCGCGATAGTTCTCGTCCATCTCAATGCGGGACTTGGTGCGAGCGTGACTCGCGCGATCCTTGTTGCCTGCCTTCAGCGGCTCCACCATCGCCTTGATCTTCGACTCTTCGACTCCCGCACCGCGCAGCAGCGCTTCAATGGAGTCGGTGTCCTTCAGCGACAGGCTCATGTGCAGGGCTTGGCCCTGATCCATCGCCTTCGTGTGCATTCGGTCCAGCCATGCAGTCGCCACGGCCTTGAGCGTGTCCTCATTTACACCGCCCTCGCCTACATTGTGTTCCCACTTGCTTCGCATGGCAGGCATGACGACGTTCTCGATGAAGTCCGCGTGGCGGATAGTCTTCGTTCCAAACACGTCCTCGAAACCGCGACGCTTGGGAACACGCGGTAGATAGTCCGCAGCGCTGGTGATTCCCTCCCAACCAGGAACGCCGTTGGCCTGCATGTGCTGGCGAACTTCGTCGAAGTGGTTCTGCGCTTCCGCAGCAAGACGCTTCACCGCAGGTGGAGCATCTGCCTTCGGGTTTCGGATATGGTCACCTACTTGTTCGAAGAAGTCGGCTCGACCAGCGGTGTCGAACATGCGCAGGCCGTTCTCGCGAGCATGCTCTGTCCACGCGCTATTCACTGCCGGCTGCCACTTGGACTGCATTAGCGCTTCGGTGCGATGAGCCATCTGCGATGCTGTCTCTCCTTGGGCAACGCTCTTGTCTGCGGAACCCACACCGTCACGCACACCCTTCCAGCCGAAGTCTCGGGTGAGTGCGGAGTTCATCTTGTTTAGGCGCGCGGAGATATCGCGGCGTGCGCCGGCAAATGCTACCTGGATGTGCGAGTTCGCATAGGCCTCGTCGAGACGCTTCTTCGCAGCTTCACTCAGATTGATTTCGGGACCATCGACAGAACTGACGCCCGTGCGGACACGAGCGGAACCCATTGAGTCCGCCATGTTGCCCACGCGGGCTTCGTTGGCGATCCTCTCGGCACTCTTCGCCATGTGCGCGACCTCATGGTCAGCGAAGCCGGCGATGCCACCTGCGAAGATGAAGGAGGCAGCAGCCATCCCCGCGATGTCCGTTCCGGTAATTTCAGGGTTGTAGTGCGACTCTGCGGCTCCCGCTGCGGCAGCTTCGGCAGCACCTACGCTACCTGTCACAGCCATCGACTTCAGTCGGCCAGGAGCAAGGTTTTTGGCGACGCCTGCGGCCGTTGTGGCTGCTTTGGTAGCCGTAGTACCCGCATGCTCTATTGCAGAGAGCGTAGCGGCGTCCTCGGCGGAAGATGCGCCGATGTAACCAGCACGGATCGCGCGGGCCTCTGTAACGGCCTCTGTGGCTCCCTTGGCGAGCTTGCTGGCTGCATTGGCCGCACGCGCTGCCTTACCTGCACGCCCGAAGACAGCAGCGGCAGTTACGGGTGATGCAATGGCGTCCAGTGCAACCATGCCAGGATCGATGGTTCCAGCAAGGAGCGTACTGCCCAGGCCGGAGTTACGCAGCGTCTCTGCCGCCATCGTGTTCTCGTGCGCGACACCGAACAGATAGTCCTCGTGCTCCTTCGAGAACGCACTCTTCGCCAGATCTACTTGATCAGGCATGCCGGCTTTGATGAGGCGCTCAGCGAACGCCTTGGACTCCTTCCATCCGTAGTCGGGATCAACAGGCATCTTTGAGGATGTCAGTCCGCGATCCACGAGGCCAATAGTCCCCTCAACACTGGACGCGCCGAGTGTCTCGCCGAACGAGGTGTTGTCCTTGATGCGCTTCTGCTCGGCGGCTGTTGCCCGGTCGGCTATGTCCTGCTGCGCCTGAGAGACGACAGGGGCACGTTGGGCCGATGGTGTTCGCGGATCAAGGAAGATCGGCGAGCTAAAAACGTCTGAGGGGCTAGTGGATGCCATGAAGACTCCGTGGGGTTAGTGTGTATTCGAGAGGAAGTCGATGAAGGACTGAGGGGCCAGTGAGGGATCGATGCCGCCCTTTGGGATCACCGACGTGGCGGGGTTCGGGTTGGGAGCGGCTTTCTTCCACTCGCGCTTCATCTGGTACTTACCGATGTTGGAGTACGTGGTGTCGAGCTGCTCAATCCGTTTGTCCACAGCGACGTCCTTTACCTTCTCTTGGTCAACCCATGCGACATGCTTCGCAGCCAATGTCTCTGGATCGAATACAAGGGGAACCTCCACCTTCCTCGTGTGGCCCTGCTCGTCAGTGATCTCTTTCTCGACAGTCACCGGGTACGGCGTGGAGAAGCCGCTGCGTCGGATCATCTGAACCTTGCCAGGATCTCCCTTGACCGGCGCGACGAAGATGCCCTCGTCCTCGGTCATCACTCCGCGCTTCACGAGGTTCGCTTTGGTATCGATCGTTAGCTGATTGGCAGCCTTGGCTCCCTCATCGCTCATACCTGCACGCGGGACCAACTCCGTCCCTACAGGGACGCGTCCAGCCATAACAAGAGCTTTCGCTTCGTCCCAAGCCTTTTGCTGGTTGGAGCCGTAGTGGCCTGTCGCCAGGAGGTCTTCGTACCGCTTACCGATCTCTTCGCGCACGAAGTCCTCATTGGTAACCCTGTCGCCTGTGAAGGGCACATGGAAGCCAAGGAACTTGGTGTCGTTGACGACATCGAGCGGCGCATCGCGGTTGGCCTGAGCAACCTTCCCACCGATGCGCTTCACCGTGTCAGGGTCAAGCGGCTGCACATCGGCCATCTCGGACAGCGCAGCCTGCGGCGACATCTTCATTGTCTCGACGCGTGTCTGGTACGCAGAGAACTGCGCTTTGGCTTCAGTCGATAGCATGCGATCCGCGTACTGCGGGTTCACCATCGCGGCCTGCTGGTGGAGCGCGAAGAGCGCCTGGAACATCTCAGGGTTCTTCGGGTTGGCCGAGGAGTACATGGCCTGAACCTCAGGAGTGATCGCACCTGTGTGGGCGTTCTGCTGTAGGTAACGTGTGAAGTTCGCTAGACCTTCAGTCTTGCCGTTCTCATCCTTCGACATCGCGGCCTTCAGATACCCAGAGGTGGCCGATGCGAACGCGCGGTTGTCCGCCTTGGTAAGTTCAGAGCCACCGTGAGCAGCGGCGAACGAGGCGCGGGCCACAGGATCACCAGAGGCAGCCACGACATCCGCGTTAGCCTTGAGGGCCTTCTCCTCGGATTCCTTCGCGGCACGGATTGCTCCTGCGCGGTTCATTGCGTGAAGGCCGGTGCGGGTTTCATTGGTCACGATGTCGGGGAACTGCTTTGCCAGCAAGGTGATCTCGCTGTCAGTCAGTCCGCCGTACTGCGCCTTGTCGGAAAGACGGTTGTAGTTCGCAACGTAGGCGTCGGCCTGCTGTTTTACCTGTGCATCCTTCTGGACACGCAGGCCCTTGTCAGCCGCAGCATCGAGCTGGCTGCGCAGATTCGCACCGCCGTTCTTACTTCCGGTGATCCAGTAGACGCCAGGGGTGCCATCAGGATGGGAAGCCTTCAGGGCATCAAGGGTTGCCTCAATGTTCCCCTTACCGATCGCGAGGTGCGATGCGGCTGCGTTCGCGATCATTACGTTCGCATCGGCGGGATGGATGTTGTTCTTCCGCGCGTAGGCGTAGAAGTTGTCGATAGCTCCAGGCTGCTGCATGGTGCCAGCTTCAAACCCTGTGGCCGCGATGGCCTCGACCTGATCGTGCAGGCGTGCCACGGTTTCGTCGTGGGACTGCTTGATGAACTCGGTCTTTAGAGCATCAGCGGACTTCGCCATGGATTGAAGGAGTACCGCGCGAGCCTGAGGTGCGAGCGGTCCCTGAGCATCAATGAACTCCTGGGATTTCTGCTTGACGATCTGATCGATATTCGCGTCGGGATCAAGACCGGCAACAACCGTGGACATCTCACGGGAGAATTTCTGGCCGGCCAGGATGCCCGTGGTTTCGTGGTAACCCTCAAGGGCCGCATCGGATTTTGCGAGCCACGCCTGGGCCTCTTCGCTGGACGGCTCGCCTGTGATGGACTGCTTGTTGGCAAGTGCTTTGCCGCCCTCCATGTCAACAACGTCCTGAGCCTTCTTGTTGCGAGCCTGCACCTGCGACACGGTGTTCGAGATAGACGCTGCGTGATCGTTGAGGGAGTTGATGAGCGCAAAGGCAGCATTGCTGGACCGCGCGTATGCGTCTTGGCTCGCTTGAACACCCAGGCCAACGTTCGCGGTCTGAGAGCTGTCCACGACATTGCGTGGCTTGATCTGTACGGGGCCGCTTGCGGGCATGGAGGTTCCTTAGGAGGTAGGTGCGGGAGTCGGCGACTTCATGCCGTACTTCTGATACAGGGTTCCGCCAATGCTGGACGCTGCGCTCACGGTGCTGTTCGTCAGCTGTCCGTTGATCTCCGACGTGCGGGCTCGCTGGTTCATCTGCGCCTCGACGATGCCGTTCTCACGGTTCTTCTCGATACGCGATACGTCGCGGTTGGACTGCATCAGGATGTCGTTGAGTTGCGCATCGACAGAGATGCCGGATACGCCTGCTTCGGCGGATGCGACACGAGCTTGGGCGCGAGCCTCTCGTGCCTGCTTCAGTCGGTCGTCCATCTGCGCGCTTGCTGCTTGGTTGGTCTGGTCTTGCTGCATCCGTCCGATTCGTTCGGCGGTATGCTTCTGCTGATTGGCTGTAACCGCTGCCGTAGCGACAGTGACGATAGCCATCGCGATAGGGATAGCGAGGGGGCCGCACATTACTGGTGGATTCCGAACTCAATGAAAGGGAGTCCGTTGAAGAAGTGAATCTTCATCGGACTGAACCCCAGGTGGAGGAGCCAGAGATGCGCTTTGTAGTGGCGCGCATCTACGAAGTTGAACATTGCGGTGAAGCACTCGCCCCAGGCCGCAACGTATTCAGCCGACACTTCGAGGAATCGGCGACACACTCGCCCCTTCGGGCCGGTTGAGAGCATCCAGGGCACGCCGATGTGGTCGTGTCCGTTGAGCGAATGAACACCGAAGACGGCCTGAGGCTTGCCTTCCCACCAAGCCATGTAGGCCTCGTGATAGGAACCTTGGCAATCCACGGATGCCTTGAGAGATTCCAGAGGGCTACTCCAGCCGTGCGCTTCCAGCTCGGCCTGGTCCGCCGCGCATAGGCGGTCTGCAAGGTCGGCCAATAGCTCATGCCGTACTTCGGTGATCTCGATCACATGCGTACCTGCGTCGTGTAAAGTGCCTCCCATTGCACGCTTTGGAAGCGCGCCTGGAAGGGCGAATCGTTCTCGAAGATCACGCGTGCGCGGTCAGCGCGGGACGGCACAAGGAAAGCGTGTGTGCCATCAACGGACGCTGGCGTGCCAAGCAGGAACGCAGAGTCACCCGCAGTGCGAGCGCTGTACGTGGACTGCAAGCCAGCGACTAGCGTGTCTACCGCGCCAGGACGAGCCTTGGTCAATACCTTCACTTTGAAATAGGCGGTGTCCTGGAAGCGCACAGTCATTCGACGCAGCTGGAGCCGGCCAGCGAGCTGAGCCCGTTCGTTCTGATCCCTTAGGTACTGCTGGCTAAGTTCGAGGGACTGCGTGTAGCGGTAGCCGACCATGACGCGCCCTGCCCCAATGTTCCCAGGCATGCGGATCGTCTGCCCGCCGTTGACTAGGGCGGCCTTGCGGGTGTCGATGAAGGCTCCGGGGTTCTCCCGGTCTACCGTCTGGAGAACCTGAAGGCCCTCAAGCGTCGGCATCACGTAGGGAACCGTTATGTCCGTGTAGTTACCAAACGCCTGATAGACAGGCGTGACCACCTCTCGACGATCCAGAAGAATGTCCTCTGTACTCGACACAACCGACTCGACGGGACAGTTGCTCAAGTCCATCTTCATCAGCTCTGCGCCGCCACCAGGAGCGACAGCGACCACGTAGAGGTCCGTACCGATGGCGTACATGTGCAGCACTGCACCCATCGTCGTGATCTGCCAGGGATGCCATGCAGATTGCTGCTTGGTGTCGCCGGACCACTTGAACTGGTGGACGTACACCTGGGGGCCAGTGGGATTCCGATGGGCCAGGAGGATCAGATTGGCGTCCTGGGCGGAGGCCATGCAGCGAGTGTCTCCTGGGATGTAGTGCGGAACGTGCGCGGACACGTCGGCGGCATCGGGAGTGATGATGTCGGACTGCACGAAGTATTCCCGCAAGGTGCTCCAGGGTTTCCCCTGGGTGTCGTTGAGGAAGAACACGGACGAGCCGGCCACCACGGGAGCAATGAAGGGAGAGCACTGGTAGTTTGTGACCGGGGCGATCTTCACCGTCTTCGGCGTAAGCACAGGATCACCCGTCAGCTGGAACATGCTCTTCGTGCCCGACGCGTACAGCAACAATGCCGACTGGTAGGACAAGGCGTGAGTGAACTGCGCGACGCCCTCGGAGGGGCCTGCGACATCGATGGGGTCACTATCGAGAAGCGAGGTGACCGTAGTGCGCCAGAAGTTCATGTAGTGCCCGACTTCCGACAGGACTACATTCTCGCCGGCCAGGAAGCCGAGACGGTCGTGGTGATACACCGCGTTACCGATGCGCTGCCCCACAAAAGAAGGTGGCGGACACGAATACTCGTCACCCGCATAGCGCATGTCGTACTGGAGCGGGCCGTAGCTGAAATAGAAACCGTCCGGCGTGGTGCCATCCGGGATGCGCTTCAGGCCATGAGGCATGGTCTCGAAGTCGAAAGAACTCTTGATTCCAGGTTTCGCTGCCTCAGCCCACACGCCAGCGGACTCGCGGCTGACGTAGGTGCGCGTGAAGGCATCATTGGTTGCCCCTCGGATTTCGTACACGCCTCCGCCGACTCCATTCTTCGGAAGGTCTTGGAAGGTTTGTACGCTTCCCACGATTCCACCGGAGGGGACAACAAACGTGAACTTCGGGAGGAAACCATAGCCAGGATCGTTGATGTTGATCCCACCAGTAGGTGGAGTTGGGACAACATCGTTCGACATCTTCACCACCACCTCTCGGTTGACGATGAATGTGTAGTCTTCAACCGTAACGGCCCGCATGGACACATGTGGGTCGAATTGAGTCCGTAGGTACTGGCGTGACTGCTCGTGCATCACGACGAGGTGCTCTTTGCCTGAGACGTGGTTGAACACACGCACGCGTCCGTCGTAGATCACGACGATGTAACGCTCCTGTGCGTCACGCTCGATGCTATGGAAGAACGCGTTTGCTGGGATGTCCCAGCCGAGCTGGTTTACAAAGGTTGCCGGTGGGCGCTTACAAGCACCGAGAGCGGGACTGAGGTCGCAGTTGAGTGCGGCCTCGATCTGTGACGGTAGACGTACAGACGAGTCCTGCTGAGACACGCCCCCGATCAGAGAGGGGATCGTGCCTTTGATTAGGGGCATGAGGTTCCTTAACGCTGCCAGATTTCCAGCACGTCGTTCGAGTCGTTGAAGAAATTGCCTGCGAGTTCGTACTCACGCTCCTCACGCTGGAGCGAGTCGGCTGCGGCCTTCTCGTGCTCCCTGGTAAACGTGAAGAGCTGATCGCTGCCGAGCTGGCTGGTCTGGAAGACCGTGGCTGCGTGAACGGTGATGTAGCGGCGTGCGGACTCCGGCAGCTCCTCGAAGGGGAACAGCCATGTCACGTTGACGACGGGAGGCGCATCAGGGCTGAAGACGAAGGTGCTGGCATCAGCGTTGTAGAGCTTGCCGGCGCGCGGCGTAATGCGGCGCGACTCGGATCGAGCTGGGCGAATCGAGATGACGCTCTGCGGCAGCACGACGATTCCGTCTGCGCCAGGAGTAAACGCGTAGTCGTCGTCCTTGTTGAAGTACCAGCCACGCGTCTGTAGCTCGCGAGACGTGGTACGAATTTGATCGCGCGCAATGGCAGCGTCGGTGAAGCCGATGGTCTCCAGCGAATCCACAGGGACTTCGCCGACTGCCTTCAGCAACTCGTTGACGGCCTCAAGCTCCGTTGTGGGCTGAAGGTTCATAGGGGATTCCAAAGGGAAGAAGAAAAAAAGCCGAGGAGAGGGGTTAGCTCTCCCCGGCTCGGGGGTGTTACGTACCGACTGCGATCTCGACTGCGCCGGCAGCACGCAGCGAGCCGTGGCCCAGCGCGAACTTGCTCAGCATCAGCGTGCCCTGACGACGCGGGTCGTATGCATCTTCCAGAGCGAGGTCCAGAAGCTTCAGGGTGCCAACAGCGGACTTGTGGAACACAGAGCACACGGTCTTCGTGTAGTCCGCACGCCGCGAGGTAACAACACTTGCGTTCGCCGTGTCATTCGCAGACGGGAAGTGGTTGGTCTTGACCAACGGGATACGGGCAACCGAATAGATCGTTGCCTGAGACAGCGAGCCGTTCTCGTTCGGGTTGAAGTCGCGGTTCACCAAGTCCTTGACCTGGGTCAGCAGATACCACATGGCCGGCTTCAGGAATGCAGCGCAGTCCGACTCGGCGATGTTCTTCTCGTCGAAGTTCTGACGAGCGGCACGAATCGCGTTCGCGACGGACACAGCGTTGGTAGCCATGTCGGCAGCAGTGATGATCGCCCCACCCGGCTGACCCTTCACGGGGCCGGTGGTCTGACGCGCGGCCAGAATGGCGCAACGCAGTTCGTTGAGCTGGCGCTGCTTAGCCAGTTCGAGACCCTGCTGCTTGGTGTACTCACTACGGACGTCGTAGTGGTTCATGGCTTCGTCGATGTTCGAGATGAAGACATGCGAGATAAGCATCGGATCGAGGTTAACGATGATCTCGTTCGCCTCGACCTGCATGCCGGTAATCTCAGTGCCCGGAACGTGGTACTCGGAACCGATGGTGCCCAAGGTCGGGAACGACGCGGACTTACCGTGCGAGATGTTCCGCTCGGTGACCATGCCGGCCATCTTGTACTCTTCGACGAACGAAGCGAGCACTTCACCAGCGTACTGCTTGAGGAACAGCGCCTTGTCATCACCAGTGCTCTGGATTTGACCAAGACGATTCGGTACAGCGTTTGCCATGTTGTTTGTTGCGTTGAACCTTTTTTCGTTGAGGGATCGGGTCGCGGGTAAGGAACCCCCGAGGGTTAGTCGGGGGTGTATGGGTTACAGCACTTCGCTTACTGCGATGCGCTGACGCACCAGTTCACGAAATGCCGGGTCTTTCCGGTACTCGGCGGTGTTCATGGCCGTGGTCAGCTCGTGCTGAGACTTGAACGGCTGGACGCCTGCCGGAGCCGAAGTGCGGCCCGTGAGGGATTTGCCAGGGCGCGTGCCGGTGATCTGTGCGCGACGCGCAGCTAGACCTTCGACAGCCATCTTTGCCAAATGCGGATTGCCCGACACAATGGCTTCGTTGAAGACCTCCTTCTCTTCCTTGGTGTAGCCAGTCTTGGCCCACTCAACGAGAGAGCGATAATCCTCTTCGCCACCAGCCGTACCGAACACAGCCTTATCGTAGGCATCGGCTTCCGCCTGCTTGCCACGGATGTACGTGTCCACTGCTTCCTTCGGGATACCGGAGTCGGCGAGCTTCTTGTACGTCTCCTCGGCGAGAGCACCCTTCTCGGCGTATTCGCCGTTCAGTGCTTCCCAATCAAGGCCAGCGTTCTTTACGACTTCCTGGGCACCCTCTTCGGTCGTTTCGCTCCCCTCGGGGATCGTCTTGTCCGTACTGGTTTCCGTGATGTCAGCCGCTTCGGTACTGACGGTAGACGCCTTGGCTTGCAGCTCTTCGTAGCCCTTCACTAACTCATCGACGGACTTGTACTTACCGGCGTAGAGGGTTTCAGTAGCGGGTGTTTCAGTCGTCTCAGTCGAAGACGTGGCTCCGCTGGTGTCCAACGTAATCTCAGATTTCTCGCTCATGTGTGCCTTAGAACTGGTACATCACGAGGCCATCGGGCAACTCGCGTCGGTACTGGTCGAGGGAGGAGTCCTTGGGTTCTGCCGGATTTTCCGGCGTGGTCACCTGAGGATCGTTGGTGGCATCCGTGGATGCCTGGGTGTCCGTGGTCTTGGTGTTACGCGCCATTAGGGGTTCCTTGTGATTGAGCCATTGCAGCCTGCGCGATCTGCGGAGCGGCCTTGACGGCACCCTGCTGCATCGCCGCGTCCTGCTGCTCCTGCTGGAGTTCTTCGTCGCTCTTGATGAGGCCCTTCATCGACAGGTCGCTTGCTGCGCCCATGCGTGCAAGCAGCTCGCCGGAGTTAACCCTACGGGCGAACTCTTGCGGCCCTAGCGTCTGCTGAGCTGCTTGCGCCCACTGCACGATCTTCGCCATGTCTTGACCGCGCCCCAGGGCTGCAACGCCAACGACAATGCGTGGCTTGATGAGACCCGCAGGGAGCGGAGGTAGCTGTTTGGTGTGCTGAAGTCGGTCAAGCACGCGGCGGACCAACGGCAATAGCAAGTCTTCTGCGAGGATTGAGTAGATGCCACCGAGGACGTCTTCCAGCTCTTGAGCCAGATAACGGATTTCCTCTGCGGTAACTCGCTCGCCGCTGCGCTGGATCGCGGTGCGTACACCGAACGCCATCTCAAGACGCTGTACCAGTGAGTCGGCCTGAGCCTTCACGAACTGGAAGTCACCGAATTTCTGCTGCTGAATCGGAGTCAGGTGTGCGCCATCCATGCGGATGACAGCGCCACTCTCAGCAGAGGTGATGTCTTTGATCTTGATATCGGAGTTCTGGTTCAGCGCCCATAGAACCTTGGCGGCAGCTGCGGCTCCCTTTAGGAGCGCCTTGGACAGCTTGTCCAGCGCGTCGAAGTCGCCGAGGTATTCGTTGACGAAGCCCGCGCCGTAGCTCTCCGCATCTTCCTCAGGAATTCGCACGGGAATCCAGGGGCACGCATCGATCGGGTATGAGCCCTGCGTGTCCGGGACAACGTTGCCGTTGATCTCCTGCTGAACCATCCACAGCTGACCTTCTCGCCAGATGCGGGTGAACAGTTCGACTGCTTCGCCTACACCATCGGTTCCGGTGGAGTCGTTTTTGAGACCAACAGCGGCTACAACGGAATCGTCGAGGGTCGCAGTGTTCACACTGTCGAGCGTCACGATCTCCAGAACGTTGCCCATGCCATCGCGGTCCAAGACATAACGTGTCAGTGGATAGACCTTGGCGTTCCCTTCATCGGGCACATACAGCAGGAAGTTGCCTGTAGTTACTGCATGCTTGAGCGCAAGTGCGAGACGTCCGCGCATGCCCGACGTTTCAATCTCATTGATAACGGTCCGCTCAATTTCAGCGAGGCCTTCTTCCAACTCACCCTGGGCGATGCCCGCCTGTTCTTGCAGCTTCGCCACATCCAGGCCGTCCGGGGACAGCTTGAAGAAGTTGGCGTTGGGCGGGAAGAGCGCGAGGAGTAGACGCGAAGAGAGCGAGTTAACGCAGCGAGCTCCGGTGCCTTGGTAAGGCGTGACTCGTGTGGGAGATGACTTACCCTTTGCAACAACCTTGAACAGCGTCGGTAGCGTTAGATCGGCGCACTTCTTTGCTCGTGATTCCGCAAGGTTGCGGTCAGACTTGAGGGCGTTGTAACGATCTTCAGCACTGACGGAGGTGTCAGCGGGTTTCAACTCGGGATGACGAGACTAGAGCCGTAGGGCGCAGAGGGTGCCGTACTGTTGTTGAGGTCGATACGCATACTGCGTCGGCCTGTCGCGGCCTGAGTGGATGCCCCTGCTCCGTCACGCGCGGTGACGAGGATGGCGGGCTTGTCCGCCTCAGTCGCTTTCGGAACTTTCGGTGAACTACACACCACATTTCTCCTGGTCTTCTCGGGTGCGCATACGGACCAGTGATAGAACTAGGCGTCGCTCTCCCGTCCTTAGAAGGAACTCCTCGTGGGAAGCCTTCGGGTCATAGATGACCTCGGGGTAGCGACGCTCTAACTCGGTGATGAGGTCGTAGGCGTGTAGTGGAATGGAGGTTTCCAGAGGGACTCCTGAGGGGTCTGTAGGGATACCTAAAGGGGAAGCGTTGCTTCCCGTCTAGACTCAGGGTTAATTGAACGAGACCTGCTTATAATCTTAGGCAGAAACTGGGGGTAGACATGGGCTTTTGGCAGACTTTGCTTGTTGCAATCGGAGGGAATGCGGTTCTGATTCTCGCGCTCGGCTGGCTCCTGCGGAGCCTGGGTAAGCACTACCTCGACAAAGACTTGGAGACTTACAAGAATGACTTGACCAGTGCGGCAAGCGCGAATATCGAGGAACTAAAGAGCCGCCTCCAGATCACCCAGCTGGAGCATCAAATTCGCTTCTCGAATTTGCATGAGCGACGGGCGAACATCATTGCGGAGGTCTATAAGCTCCTTGTTAGCTATCACGTGTCCTCTGCCATCTTTGTGTCCCCAGCCTCTTGGGGAGGGCAGCCATCCAAAGCTGCGCAGCTGCAACAGGCTCGGTCGGAAGCACGTGCCTTTTACATGTACTTCGATCTAAATAAGATCTGGCTACCTGCTGCCGCCTGCAAGCAGGTTGAATTGTTTATTGAGGACATTCGTAGCAATGTGGAGACGTTAGGTGTCTATGAGCCGCTGATTGAAAATCAATCCATTCCTCAACATGTCCGCGAAGATCACTCCCGGCTATTGAGGCAGGCGTCAGTGCGGTTTAGTGAGGAGATTCCTAAGGCAAAAGAGCTTCTTGAAGCGGAGTTGCGAAGGCTTCTTGGCGATACTCCTTAGGTCCACGGTCGTCCGCGCCGAGGCCTCTAATGCGGTGGGCGAGTAGCATCAGGATGCAGCATCCTGCATGTGCCAAGTGGTCCCGCCCGGACTCGGGATCAGTGTCTTCGCCGGCCAAGGAAGCGAAGGTGTGGCGCAGCATCGCGTCGTATAAACGACGATGATCAAACCCGCCAGTCCAGTTGAACGCGGCGTACTTCTGCGCACCAAAGCCGAAGACATTAGCGATCTCGGTAAGTGCGTCGGAGGGGATCAAGCTCAGGGGTGCCTTACCGGCATCATGCTTGACTCCCGTCTTTACTACGGTGTCCAAAGGGTGACCTCCTCGGTCGTGAAGTTGTAGTCGCCATGCCGCAGGATTCGCGCGCAACGGGCTTGGATCAGAGCTTCCTCAGGAGTGCCCTTCTTGGTGGCGTAAGCAGCCACTACTGCTTCCCATAGGGCCGCTAGATGATCCTCAACGGATTCGCTGAGCATCGCCTCATGGACAGGCATGAGGAACTCATCAGCCTTCTTGGGGCCGATGCCTGGACAGCCCTTGTAGTTGTCCACGGTGTCGCCTGTGAGCACCTGCTTCATCCAGAACAGATTCGCCTCGTGCTCGCTGATCGTGCGGGTGCCGATGTCGGGCTTGCCGGGATTGAACAGGCGTCCCGGAATCGTCTGCATGTCCTTGTCGATGGACACGATGATTCGCTTGCCAGGGCACAGCCGGGGTTTCGGCATGGTCGCCAGAAGGCCGAGGATGTCGTCGCCTTCGAGATACTCGCGAGTGATGATCTTCTCGGGGTACAGCTCGTGGAGGAATCCATCCACGGCATCCCACAGGGCAGGCTTCGGCTTCGTGCGGTTACCCTTGTAGGTCGGCAGGATTCCCTTGCGGAAGTTAGTGCTTACCGAGAGGGGCAGGAGGAAGTGGCGTGTGCCGAACTTCTCCAATAGCTCTTCGATATAGTCGTCCAGGTCGGCCTTCGCCTTCTCAGGATTGACGACTTCGGATACAACTACCTCAGCGCTGTCGTCTTCGTCTTCCCACTTGATCGTCTTCGTGTTCTTGAAGGAGAGCTGGTAGCGGAGAACGTCGGCGTCGATGAGGATCGTGAGCACTTAGCCGTAGCGTCCCGTCCACAGACCCACGTACACGTCACGGTCGATCTGGCGGATATCGTAGGTGTGGGTGGTAAGGGTCAGGTTATGCAATGGCTCGCCGCCGCAGTAAGGACGCGCGGGCAGAGGGTTCATTGAGGCGACGCAGATGTGATTCATGCGGTTATCCACCACATGACGCTGGAGGTCAGCAGGGCCTCCGATAAGGGTTACTTGGATGGTCATGCGAGCTGATCCAGCGCTTCCTTGGCAATGCATCCCAAGTCGTGTTCCGCGCAGCGCTCACCAAACTCCACCGCGTCGTCGTAGTTGCCGTAGTACCTGTCGTGGTCGTCGTAGGTGCGCTGGCCGTCCTCGTCGATGCTGTAAGGCACCTCTGCGCGTTTGTGCGACGCGATCTTCTTCAATGCCTCAAGGGCAATAGCAATGCTGCTCACTTGGTCTTCCTTAGGTTCTTGAGTTTGGTGAACGGCTTAAGGCCGTAGGACACGCCAACGGTCGCCATGACCATCCATCGCCACCATTCGGGCAGCGAGGCGTCGAGCGCGGTGAAACCGTCAACAACGTAGTGGGCGCAGTCAGGGATGAAGCAGAGGATTAGGGGGAGCATGACGATCACGAACATCGCCCCGTCCTTCCAACCGGAGTTCTTCACGGCCTCAACTTCCCACTCGCCGTCCTTCTGTGCCTTCGTGATCTTTGCTTGGATCGTGGCGAGCTGAAGGTTGTGCTCGGCGGCGTTCTCGCGCTGCTCGATGAGGCGCTTCTGCTTGATTGAATCCACGATGCCGCCGAAGACGAACTTGGCAGCGGGTGCGATCAGGGAGAGGAAGTTCATACCGCCAACTCCAGCTGGCGCTTGCGCTCCTGGAAGTGGCGCCCCTTCATGCCGCACTTCCAAGGCAGGATCGAAGCACGCTCCCCTCGCCCGGTGCGGTACACGCCGTCCGTCCTGACGATGATGCGGCGCTCACCGCCGTAGGTGGTGTCGGGTTCGGTACCCCACACGACCTTGCGGTTACAGCGCCCGTCGTAGCTGTCGAAGAATTTGCAGTCGATGCAACGCTCCATGCTCAGAACCCCTCGAAGTAATCGCGGACATCCGTCGGGACATCCGAGGGTGCGATGCGAACCATCGGTGCCGCGCTGGCGCGCGAGCGATCCATCGGCTTCCAGCAGTGCTTGTAGGTGCCGTCATCCTGCTTGACCATGCCCTGACAGAGAATCAGCAACTCCTCGTCTTCCTCGCGGATGCGGGTGATGCGGTGGCCGATGTACTTGCGACTCAGCACGCCGTAGTACACGTAGTCTCCGACGTTCAATTGGTTACCAAACATGTCTTTCATTAGCGGTTCTCCTGGTAATAGGCAGCGACACGCAGCAACTCCTCAGGAGTCGCATTGCTCTTGATGGCGTTCGCTTTGGACGAGATGACGTTGACGTTGCCTCTGACATAGCCGAGGGCGGGATCGATGCGATCCAGTGAGGGACTGTTGGGGCCTTGTGCGAGGCCGCCTGTGTTGCGATATAGCGGTAAGCCCAGCACCGGGCAGAAGTCGGGGATCACCACGTCGTCAACGGTGAGGTTGAATGGGATACCCCGCTTCTTTGCCCGGTGCTTCGTCAACGAGAGGAGACGACTTGCCGGAGAGGCGCGCTTAATCAGTGCGTGTCGTGCCAGTTATTGCCGACCTTGTATTCGCCGGCCAGAGGACAACGGAAACCGAAATGCTCACCAGCGCGGAAGATTGCATCGGTGGCAGCTGCGCCTACAGCGTCGGCATGTTCCTCGGATACCTCCATCTGAAATTCGTCGTGTATGTTCGCGACGAACTCGTAGTCGATACCGGGAATCAGCCCTATCTCTTGCAGACGATTGTCGAGGAGAACAAGAGCCTTCTTCATCAAGATGGCACCCGCCGATTGCAGGAGGGTGTTCAAGGCTGCGTGATCGCTGCGGACGTGCAGCTTGCGTCCATCCAGGCCGATCAGATAGCCCTTCTCTCGTACTGCTTTCTTGATGGCATTGATGAGCTTGTCCAGCGCTGGCAAACCAGCCAGAAACTTCGCCTTCAACGCCGCTCCAGTCACACGGCCCTTACCCACAATCGAACCAATCTTCTCGTCACCTGCTCCGTAAAGGAACGCGTAGATGAAGGTCTTTGCTTGGTTGCGGGTGGACAGACCAGCCGCGCACTGATTGGTCGTGTGTACGTCACCTTCCAGGATGATCTTCGCGTAGTCGCCGTGATCCCATCGCCCCATGAAGTGCGCCAAACAACGCAGCTCAAGTCCGCTAGCGTCCGCACCTACCTGTTTCTTACCTTTGGGCACGCAGAACAGCACGCGGCACTCAGGGCCATACAGCGAACCCGACGATGGCACCTGGGCCATGTTGGGCGATGAGTGCGTCATGCGCCCGGTGACAGCACCGTTCTGCGTCACACTACCGTGGATGCGTCCGTCCTCCTTCACTGACTTGAACCACGCCTGCTTGCCTTCGCTGAGCTGGCCCAGCCGTTTCTCAACGGTCAGGAACTCGATCAGTAAGGGAGCTTCGGGATAGTTCAGACCCAGCAGGGTCGTTTCATCCACCTTCGGCTGGCCCGAGTCTGTGAACTCTTTGGGCTTCCAGCCGTACAGTTTCGTAAGGCGATCAGCGATGTGCTGGCGCGAGCCTGGGTTGAACGTGACGATCTTCGTCTTCTGGAACGGAACTCCTTTGACGTAGCCCTTCGCTTTGTTGTCGCGCTTTGGGATCAGTACACCAGCCTTCACTTCCCATGGCGGGAACACGACATGCAGCTGATCGACCAGCTCGGCGCGGCGCGCGGCCAGCCGGCCTTCCAGCACACGAGCCTTCTCTTTGTCGAAGAGAAAACCGTGGGCCTTCTGGCGGGCGAGGATCGGCGCAACGTCGTGCTCAAGGCGGATGGACTCTTCGCTGAAGCCTTGCGCCTTCAGCTTGTCCCACAGCTTGCAGGTGACGCGGATGTCCTGGACGCAGTAGTCGTCCATTTCCTGACTCCACTTCTCCCAGGGATCGAGGCCCTTGGCCTCCATCATCTCCGCGTAGTCGCCCTTCCAGACGCCCATGCGGAAGCCCCACGCCTTGAGCGTGTGCTTACCGATGACGTTCTTCGGGAAGATCGGCGAGTTCCTACGCCCTGCGTTGAACTCACGCTCTTGCGCACGGATACGCTCGTAGTCGTCGTTGGTCAGGTCAGTGAACATGAGCCGCGACATGAGCAAGGTGTCCCACACCCTGCCCTTCGGCTTGAACCACGGGTAAATCTTCTGGATCGCTGGGATGTCGAAGTCGATGATGTTGTGACCAACGATGTCGTCGGCCTCCATCAACAAGCGGACACCGGCCTCGTTGCTCAGTACCGAACCGTGATCGTTGGCCCGGTAGGTGACGCCATTCACGATGTCGCGTATGGCGATACAGTGAATGGCGTCCAGCTTTTCTAAGAGGCCATTGGTCTCGATGTCGAATACGAGCATCGAGCGCTTAGTCGATCAACGCCGCGACGCGGGTTGCTACACGGGCTGCGCGACTGGCTTCGCGCTGGTGCTCCTTGGCGAACTCAACGAAATCGTTGGCAGCTTCGAAGTGCGCATCGGCAGCAGCGCTGTGGTTATCGGCGATCTTGTTTAGACGGGCGACGTCTCGCTCGAAGCGCTTGATGGCACTATCAACCGTGTACGGGAACACCTGGGACAGCAGATTCTTGATGAGGTCTTTCATTCGATTTCCTCGATAGTGATGGTTACGCGCACACGCCGAGCGCCCTCTCGGAATTCAGAGGACGTGGCGGATGCGGCGGACTTGGGGAGGTACGGAAAGCAGGCCGATGCGGCGTAACCTGCTGGTGCGTCTTTCGGGATGTAGACGATGTGCTCGACGGCTGACAGCTCACTCAAAAGTCAGGCTGCCCTTCCCCTACAGGTTCTTCATCGAACATTGCGGAGTCATCGGACTTCTCGAAGAGCCTGCCGGTTTCCACGTCGTAGCCCAGCAGGATCGTCTTGCCGGTCGCTTGCCCGGTGAAGCGGTCTTTTAGGATGCGGAACGTAGTGGTCTGTCGAACGGTCTCATCTTCAGCCTGTTGGTCACGCTCCAGGCCAAACATGAAGTGGCTCCAGAAGCCGATGGCGCGTGAACCCTTGAAGTGACGGATCATCACGCGGCCACCCTCTTCGTGCGGCTTGCCTTCGGGCGTTGCCAGATGGGAGATGCCGTAGAAGCAAACCTGACTGGCCTGTGCGAACGAGGCGATCTCTTCCATGATCTTCTCCAGAGCCTTGCGCTCGTCCTCCTCGGCAGCAGCGAGGGCCGTGAGGTGATCTAGGAAGATGTGCTTCACGCCTTCGGCATGCACGAGGTACTTCATCTTCGCCAGGATGGTTGACCACTCTGTCGAACCGAACGAGTCGTACATGAAGACGTTTCCGCTCGCTTCGATCTGGCTGAAGGCTGTATCCAGCTCTTCCTGTGTCCAGGAGTCATCCGGTACATGGAAGCGTCGGCCTGCCAGCTTGCCGGCGACACGCTTGCCGGTCTCGACAGGTGGCTGCTCCAGGTAGAACAGGCCAACCCTCTCATTGAGCGTCACTGCGGTGTGGACGATCTCCTGCGTGAACAGGTCGGTCTTACCGACACCAGTGCCCGCGCCAAAGAAGTACACCTCGCCGTAACGGCGACCGTAGGTGGCTTCGGTGAGCGTGTTCAGAAACCACGGCAAGCCACGGACGATCTTCGCTAGAGCCTTCTCGCGAATGTCCCCGAAGGTCACGATGCCGTCTGGTCGGAACACCTTGGCGTTCCAGATGGCCGTGACGATCTCGCGGCTCTTACCTGCCACCAAGAGTTCGTTCGGGTCTTTCATCGACAGGTGCGCGATCTTGCACTTACCCGGCGTGAACAGCAGCGCACATTCCTGTGCTGCGTCCTGACCGGGCTTGTCCATGTCGAACACCAGGACGATTTCCTCGAACTTCTCAAGCCATTCGAGTTCTTGCGCGAGCGACTTCTTTGCGACGGCAGCGCCGCCAGGGACAGAGACCACAGGCCACTTGTTCTCTTGGGCCTGACTCACACTGAGGCAATCGATCTCACCTTCGGTGATGACAACGCGCCTTCCGGGACTCCAGAGGTGCTGACCGTACAAGCCAGCGTCTTTCACCTTACCGATGGTGCTGAACTTCTTGTTCGCGCCACGAACTTTCTGCATGACAACTTCGCCGTCGCGACGGTAGTTCGCAATCTGTACCGGCTCGTCGTATTGCTCACCCACCAAGTATCCGAACTTGGCGCACGTATCTTCAGACAGTCCACGCTTCGTTAGGGCCTGGGGCTGTCCGTGTAGGAATTCAGCGGACATGCGTCGGCTCCTAGTTGGTGTGTGCTCTCCTGATCCCTGTCGCGTCTTACCGCATGAAAAACAGTGCGTGTGCCCATCGGAGTACAGGGCACACGCATCTGAAGAACCGCAGTCGTCGCAGGAACCTTTGGAGACGAGTTCGGACTCAGCGCTTTCCACGCTGGACGGACCACATGGTCTTGCGGGTCGTCAGGCCCACCTTCCGGCGCAGGGCGGACTTGATGTCGGCCTGGACATTGCTCTGGATAGCCTTACGGGCAGCGGCGTCGAACGCGACGCGCATAGCAGTAGCGGTTTGATTCAAGCGGTCAGCTCCATCAGGTGTTGGACAAATTTCTTCATGGTGCAAGGGCACACACCGGCCAGCGCCGCTGCGGTGCCTACCTGGTCTCCCGTGTATCGAGTGATGCGCTTGCGCGGTGCGTAGATCGGTTCATCGCGGGCGAGCTGCGCCAACGACAAGGCATAGCGGACGTAACGCTGCCCACGGCGGTCGCGGGCTTCGGTCTTCTTAATCTCGTACCCAGCAGCAACGATCTCGTCTACGCGTGATGCAAGTCGGCGGATGCCGTACACGCCTTCGGCAGTCCAGGAGGTGATATGCGGTTCAGCGCGGAGGTGAGCGAGCACGGTGCGTGCCTGCAACGAGAGCTTCATCAGGATTCCTTGAGGGTTAGTTCGAGTGCGGCGAGGGGTGGCTCATGGCCAAACACCAACGGGACGTCGGCGCTATCAGCGAGCTGCTTCAGTCGATCCACCTGGGCGGTGGTAAAGGAACCACGCGGTTCCAAGGCCTCGTTGAGGCCTCCGATGAGGCAGACCTGGAGCGAGGTGGATGCGTGGGTTGGTGCAGCAGCACCGCGAACGCTCACCGGCCTGCCCTCCTCCACAGTCCCGTCTTGTCGAATGACATAGTGGACGGAGACTGCGGAGTAACCCTGGCGGCGATGCGCTCGTGCCAGTTCCTCAACGCCGATGTCGGCGCTGGGTGCGGTCATGGAACAGGTGACGAAGATGCGCTCGATGCTGTCGAGGGCTTTGATCTTCACAGCTTGTAAATGTGGACTTCCGTGCGTGCAGCTTCACCAGGAGCGGCGAAGCGCTTTGAAGTGAAGAGGCCTACAACCTGCGAGTCATCACGCCAGTAGCCGCCACATTTCGTGATGACGTCGAGCGGTCCTTTGGCGAGGTTGTCCACGTCGGGGCGCGGACGCTTCAGCTTCGAGGTGCGTGCCTTGGTCATGATCGATTCGACGGTGACGATGAGGTCCGCATCAGGATCGATGTCAGCCCACCGGCCTTCGAGAAGTTCACCAACGGCGTCGAGCCATGCCTTGTACGGCTTGGCGTGATAGGTTCCCCAGCGGGTTACGCGGGGACGTGATGCTGAGACAGGTTCGATATTGAGCGTGACGGAGGCGACATGTGCTGCCGCCTCCATGCGTTCGATACTACGAGCCAGTGAAAGGGACTTAGAAGTCCGCGCTGCCGCCACTGCCTTCCTGACTGTCGTCCTGGGTAGCTTCGTCGCCCGTTGCGAATGGCACGTCATCGGCGGACTCGTCGGCTTCGTAGCCACCTTCGTCTTCGTCGAAGCCCATATCCTTAGAGGACACGCTACCGAAGGTGACCAGTTCGATCAGCTTCACGCCGACCAGCTTGGGGCTTAGATAGAATTTCTTGGCGCTCGGCACAGGACCGCCGCCCATTTCACATGCGACACGTAGAACAGAACCACCACCAATGACAGGAGGGTTCTTCAGTTCCTTACCCTTCGAGTCGAAGATGGTCGGCTTCCGCTTCCACGGCTTATTGGTCTTCTTCGAGACACCGCTCGCCTTCATCTTGAAGTTGATGGTGATGCGACCAGTCTCTTCGCCATCCTTATCCAGCTCTTCAGCGAACACAGGGGCGACTTCGTACTTCTGCAACGCCTTCTTCTTGACCGGCGTGTCAGCGTTCTCGATCTCCTGGGCGAACAGCTCGTCGCGGATCGTTTCCAGTTTGGCGATTAACGCCTGGACTTCAGGCAGGTTCGGATCGAATGCCAGCTTGCAGGTGTACTCACCTTCCGGCTTGAACTTGGTATCGGGTGCTGCGAGGTTCGGCCATACGGCCACACCCTTTGGGGTGTTGAGAATCGGGTACTTCTTTTGTGCCATTCAGTCTTCCGGGTAAGGGTTTGAGATTGCAGTCAACACAGCGGTGTCGATACCTGCCGTGTGGAGATTGCGCAGTGTGGTGAGCGTGAGAGAGCCGCTTTCATCCAGCTCTCGATACGCGTCACGGAGGAGTTCGGTGGGAGTTTTCAGGTAAACCTCTTCGTGATCTCGCCATCCACGTATGCGGAGATAGCGCTGAAGGTGTCTTCATTGCGGAACGTACAATCGGCCTGCATGCGACCAACGATCTGCATGAGTTCGGCGGTGTCGAAGCGGAGGACATCCGCTGTGACCTTGAAGGCGGCTGCCAGTGAGAGCACTTGGTTTGCGGGATGGATTTCTTGGAGCGCGGTGATGACGCCAAAAGCCCCCAAGGCGGCAGCCTCGGGGGTTGAGTGGGTCACTCGGTCGCGGACGGTGGAGCGGATGCTCAAGCGTCCTCAGTAGCCAGAGGGAGTCGGATGGGTGGAGCGGCGGAACCGCAGCGCGTCAGTGATGGCGGCGTGGACACCCATGCGCTGCTGGAGCGGCAGGTTGTTGGCGAGCTGTGCGACTCGCTGCATGTCCTTGGTGTAGAGAGGGCAAACGGTGCGCTTCTTCGGCATGGTTCAGCCCCCTAGCTTGCTGACGAGGACTACGCCGCCAATGAAGATCAGCACGGTGAGGAGAACACTGATCCAGGCGGGGCTAAGCACCCACAACCACGACCACGCGATGACTTTCGTGAGCTTCAAGATCACGAAGACGAGTGTGAGGAGACCTGCGAATCCGATCTGCATGCTTAGCCCTCCACGAGAGCGCGAGCGCTGGCGCGAAAGTCAGCCAGGGTGCCGTGGTCGGCAGGGGCATAGATCGCGAGGACTACGCCGTACTCATCGACTGCGGTGTATTTGCCCAGCTGGGTGTTGTACTGAATGCTCATGCTTACATCTCCTAATGTGGATGGTTGACAAATAGGGATTTATTAGGCAAAGAAATACTCGCTGGAGAGAACCAGCTGTAAGTCCAAGGTGCCCATTGGTGGAAGTGGTGGTAACTCAGCGGCCACCTCAGGCGGTAGCTGCGCCTCCAGCTCGCGCTTGAAGTCGCCTAAGACGTCACCGCTGTACTGGTTGACGAAGGCTTGACGAAGAGAAGCAGCAAGGGTGTCGCAACGTCCCGCGTGAGTACCGTAGGAATCGTGGATCATTGCGAAGCCGGCGATGCCGTTGTGGCGGGCCACGTTGACGGTCAGCATGAGGTGGCTGGCGTCCTGGCTGTGGATGAAGTTAGGGGAGATTCCGAGGGCCTGTCGGCGACGGTCGAGTTTGTCTGAATCACTACTCAGGGTTAATTGAACGCGGCGTCCTCCGATGTGCATGTCGATGATGCGACCGGTCGGTTCTTTGTACTCCTGGAGCACCGGGAAACCCGCACAGGTGTTCCATGAGATCGGGTGGTCGCTGGCCGATGCTACCTTCGCTGCATCGCGCAGCCAGTCCATAGCCTGTCGAGCCGCGATCACGACTTCACCAATGCAATCCCACAGAACACCCGCGAGATAGCCAGCAGCTGCCCAATCGTCAGCCATACCGGCTTTCTTCATGGCGACCTGTACCTGCCCTCGCATCCCTTGCTTGGTCACCCCGTAAGGAAGGGTCATCACGGGCTGCTTCACGATGGAGCGGGATAGTTGGCCGTCCCACTTAATAGCCTGCTCGTCCCCTTGCTCGGCTGCCGTCCGGATGTACTTCTGCGCGAGCTTCATCACCTCCGTATAAATATCGGCGGGCTTCGCCTGGGGCGTTAGGTTCGTAGCTGATCCACCGACAGGATCACGCAGCATGGCCGAAAAGTTCTGAAGCCCGTTACAGGAGCCGTCTAGAGCGATGGGTAGGCGCGAGACGTACTCGTCACCGTTTGCCTTGTATCCAGCCCACTCGATGCACGCGGCGAGTGCGCAGAACGGAGAGTCCGCACTCTCCCACCTACGATGTCCGTCCAACGGATCGAGCGCCGAATCTAGAATCATCGCTTCGTTGTCCATAACCCACTGCACGCGGTCATCAAAGGTCACCTTATCGACCCCGAAGCAGTTGGCGAGATGAACGGCAAGCCAGAACGCACCTGTCTCTCCAAGCTGCACCCCTTCAGCGAAGTGGAGCAGCGCCTTCGTGGCGTCGTCACCCTGCGGAGACAGCCGACCGGGGATCGGATAGATGCGGCCTCGGAAGTCCAAGGAGTGCGGGAAGTAGATAGCGCCCTCTTCGGCAAAGCGTCGGGCCACATCTATAAGATCGCGTGCAGCCACACGCTTGCTGATAGTGCGCGCGTTCTCCTCATGGGTCTCAGCGGCTGACCGCTTCCACGCCTTGAAAGCTTCCGGCTCCATATCCTTGAACACGTCACCGTGCTCAATGAGCCCGGCAGGACGTGGCGGGATCGATGTCAGCTCACGGTCGGGGAGACCAGCCACACCACCGCCGCCTTCCCATAGGGCCTCCATAACTTCCAGAACAGGACCGTTAACGGCCCAGGCGGTCTCCTGGATCGAGTTGACGGCGGCGTACACAGCCGGCATGTCCACGTTACGGAGTTCCCGGAGATACGCGCGGTTGCGGGTACGGACAAAGGATTCCCGTCCTCCCGCCGAGGTTAGGTAACCGCCGTGCCCCGTCTCGCCCCAGGGTGCCGGTGGAACCAGCATGGGTAGGCGTAGAGGAGACAACAGCGCGGTACGCTCGTGAGCAGATTCAAGCCATTCCAGCAGAGTCGGCGTCGGGCGCAGCAGTAACTCCTCACGCTTCATCCCTCGGGAGCGATCGGTATGTAACTCGGCAAAGCCCGTCGCGGCGATGAAGACCTCGATCATCTTAGAACCCAGCAGTACACCCTCGTTCCCAGGAAACTCGAAGGTTTCAACTTCCTCCCTACGCACCGCAGCATCCATTACGGCCTCTGAGTGACGACTGCTGGTGGACTTCTTCAATACCTTCTGGATATGCAGGTACAGCCCTTTGTTAGCGGCGCGGAACGCGGAGTAGTTCAGGTCGTTCTCGATGGACGTGGCGATCTTGGCCGCGACATCCTGCACCCGTGAGCGCGGGCTATTACCCAGCGTGTTGAGGCAGTGCATGACCGTGAGGTGGGCCATCGCAGACGTGTCGAATCCAATAAGCCATTTCACGGATGCATGGCGGCGACCCGGTTTCCCGCTGGACGCCTCCGCGACAAGCGCGTTGAGAGCGTCAGTGACAGTACCAATAGCGATGCGGAGGAGATGCTGCCCTGGGCGTGTATCCGTGGTGTCGGACTTGTCGAGCTGGCGGTTGTACCGCTCAACGCCGAGGCGAACCGACTCTTCCTCTAGGGCGATCTGTCGGGTGGTGAGTTCGTTGTTTGTTCCGTACAT